AATTTGACGATGGTCAATAATAATAGAAACAAGATTATCAGGAGAACCATCTTTAGTACCATATCTTGCAGAGCTAGTAGTTACCCCTAAATCAGTACAAGCAAAGTTTTGCGTATTAGGCTCATTATAAATAATGTAGTTATCCATTACTCCGCAAACTGTAGCACCTTGCCAAGGGCCATCTGAACTTGCTAAAGTAGAAAATACATTTGTTTTAGCAACCCATGTATAACGATTAGGCCCATCTACTATATAAGCAGTTAAACCATTATTAGTTGTTTGATTGTCTGTAATTGATACATAACCGCTAGAGGTTGCTAAAGTACCTACAACAGTTACTACATCACTTGTATTAATTGAATAAACAGTTGAACCACTTACTACAATTAAATATTGACCGCCTGACAAGGCTCTCATACCACGAACTTCTGCTGATACTAAATTGTATTTAGCAACAAGCCCTGGCGTTGGATATAAAGCTATTACACCCCTAGAACCTTGTGGTTTAGTAGGGTCGATTTCAGGATAAAAGTTAATACACTCTTGGTCATCTTGATAGATTGACGGAGCTGTGTAAGAACTTCCTACGAATCCAAAATCTGCCATATTAGTAAGATGGATACCATTTAGTAGTAGTTACATCAAAAGTCATTATTAATGCTTTGCCAACAACTGCTGTAGTTGCTATTGCAATATTTCCAGCATTGGTAGTTGTAAATACACCAGTTGGAATTAATGTAATTTGACCACCACCGCTAGAAATAGGGCTAGGTGCAGTAATAGTAACGATTGCTGCTGTTCCAGATATAAATGTAATAGGTTCGGTAGGAGCAATAGTAGTAGCACTTGCAATAGTCGGGGCTGCTGCTGTAATTGCAATTAATCCTGAATATTTAACATTAGTAAAAGTTGGGCTACCAGTACAGTTTGTTAAAACGCCACTTGTAGGCGTTCCTAAAATTGGAGTAATTAAAGTAGGAGTATTTGCAAATACTAAACTTCCAGTTCCAGTTTCATCAGTAACGGCAGAAATTAAATTAGCACTTGAAGGGGTCGCTAAGAAAGTAGCAACATTAGAACCAAGACCTGAAACACCAGTAGTAATAGGTAATCCTATGCAATTTGTTAATGTTCCGCTTGCTGGTATTCCTAAAATAGGAGCAGTCATATTAGAACTTGTAAACAACAAAGCATTAGTTAATTGACTTGTTACTCCATTTTGAACTATAGGAATTAAATCTGCTGTTGTAGCAGAAGTAACTGCTGGAAGTTGTGATATAGCAATATTTGTCATAATTTTTACCTAAAGAATCCACCGCTTAAAATCCATCCAGCGTCTTTTGCTCTGCCAACCAACATAGAATCAGGATAGCCAGCAGCAGCTATAGGTTTCATATTGTTACGCTTAATTGTAGACTTAGACTGTGCTGCATAGCCATTAATCATTGATATTTGTATTTGAGATACTTTGCCATACATAGGCATTAATCGTTCTGCTAAATTCCATCTAAGAGCCATTGAATAGCCTTGTGGAAGCACAATATCATCATATAAGGTTTCATAGTTGCTGAAAATGGTAGATGAGAACATATGCATCTCACCTTGGCTTGGATTAGGCCATACAAAGACGTTACCAGTATCAGCATTAGGATTGTAATAAAGAGCTTTAGGCCAAGGGCCGTTTAAAGTCTTTAAACCAATTTGATTGTAATTATCCAAAGATAAAACAGCTACTTGATAGTCTAAACCACCATTAGGAACAGCTTGTCCATTTGACTGAGTGTTTACCCTTACATAAGCTTGATCAATAAACAATGGTTTTTGATAGTAAGCAGTAATAAGTTGAGAAGCTACTGGAGTTGGATAAGTAATGTTAAGTCGATAAGTACCAACTTCATTTACTTGACCGCCAGCACCAGTAATAAATTCAACAATTTTAGTGCCAGCAACAATACTTGTGCCTTTTAAGGTCTGTCCTTGAGCTACTGCACCAGTTGTAAGACCAGTAACAGTCAAAACATTTCCTGTAATTGAGCCTGTAAATGATGCTCCAATGTAATTTGCAGTTGATGGATTAGGGCCAATGGTGTATTGAACTTGACCAGAAATCAAAGGAAATATAATTTCTGTAGTGTTAAACACCATCATATCTTCGTTTGACCATTGATCAATCAGGTCATTAAGCATATCAAAAGCATCTTGAGCAGAATCAGCCGTTGGAACTTCTCCAGCTTCTAATGCACCAATGTCTTTTAATGCTCTGCTAATAATATCAATAGGCTTTGTCATTGAACAAACTCCACAATATCTCCAACATTTAAACCACTAATAAATGTAACAGTTGATGTATTTGTTTCATTGTAATTTAAGGTGTTAACTTGTTTTGATCCATTTACAAAAACATACAAAGAACTTGATCCCAATAAATAATTAAATGGTACTGTGCAAATAGTTTGACCCTGAGTCGCTGTTATATATCCTTCTTGACCAACAGAAGGAAGTCCTTGAAGGTTATCCATGCTCCAAATTTGAACAAAAGCAGCAGTTTGCAATATAAATTTATATGAAATACCGCTTGAAATCCATATTTCACTTGGAGGTCTGCCAGCAGAATTTAATACTATAGGATTGGAATTTTGAATAGTTCCAGATGCAGACGTATAAGTTGCTTGTGGAGTGGAAGTTCCTGCCAAATAGGTGTAAATAAGTCCACCTGATAAAGGAACTCCATCATTATCAAAAAATTGCCATCCTGCGCCACCAATAGGTGAAAGATTAACTGCCATATAAGCTCCTAATTAGGGGTAAAGACTTGAGGCAACCAAGGCGCAACAACAGAATCTTGCTTATTTAGCTCATTTAACTGTTCTTCTAACCTAGATTTTATAAGGTTTATGCCGTCTTTCATAGTTTCTTGTTCAATCCAAGAAGCCACCATTTCTTCTGTTACTTGTTCAAAAGGAACTTTAGCAACTGGATTAGCAAACCACCAGTTTCCTTCAGTTTCTACAATTTGATCTTGATCAGAAAGTTCTACTTTGTATTTGGCATGAGTAATCAAACCATCAATGGCTGATATATCAATAATTGACCATTTATAGTTCATAACTTTGCCTTTTGTTCGGTATAGAGCAGTTGGGTCATTATTCAGCCCAAGGCAACCCGCTACCTGTTGTGGGGTTTGCCTGCGCTTCAATTTTCCAAGTGTATGTATTCATTTAATTCTCTTACAAATAAATTTGAAAAGCAACAAATTGAAATGTTCCAGAAGTTGTTTTAATTTGTAAATAATTACTTGCCGTTTGAAATGAAATACCAAGTCCAGTTGAATCTAAACTAAATACAGAACTAACACCTGAGCTATTAACTGCTAATACAAACTTAGCTTGCGCTCCACCTGATATGTTAAATCCAGTTATGTAATATAAGCCACCGTATTGATTGGCGGTAAAAGGTTGTCCTACGTTTGCAAACGCAGTTGTAACTTGCGCTGGCGCAACACCGTTAGTAAGCATACCGCCTATTTGCGTTGTTCCGTCTGGCCCTACGTTAAATACGGCAGTACCTAATTTAGTAACGGAAATAGCAGATATAGTTGGGTCATTTACTTGAACCGCATAGTTATCGCCATCAGACCTAAATCCATAAAGACCAGCGCCACCAGCGTTATTAGAAAAGTAAGAAATATTACGTTTTCCACGCATTTGATAACCAATGTCTAAGTAACCACTTGTTACTGACATATCAATACCCCAACATCCTGAATTAGGAGATGAAGAAGTAGGTGTAGATAAATCAAATTCTATAGCAGAAAATGTATTTGCTCCTGTTGTTGTACCATTTCCTGAAGCACTTACAACAATGTTTTGACCAAAAACTTTAGTATTTGGGTTAACAAGTGCAGTAGAATTATTAGGAGGGGTAGCTAAAGTTCCTGATGTTTGTGTGTACCAACCATCAACAGTAATAATTGTCCCACTTACTGATTGAACCATTCCTGTATAAACAGTAGAGCCTTGTACATCAATAATCATACCAGGTTTAATTGTGCTATTTACAGCACTATTTGTAACTGTTGTTGATGTATAAGTAACAGTACCACTTAATACAAGAGGAATAAAAGAATAAGAAGAAATATATTGACCTACATGGTCACGAGCCAAATAAGTAGTGGCTAACCCTAAAGTATTTGTACCTAAAATTTGAGTATTTGTTTTTAATTGTGCTTGCCCACTATTAGCTGTAATACTTTGTGCCGCAGCAGTTTCGTATGTACCATAAGTAGTGGGGTTATATGTTTTAGACATATCCCCAGTTTGAGGAAAAGGATTTAATGCCCATTGACGCCCAGGTTCAAAAACATTGCCTTGACCATAAAATTGCCAATAATTTAAACCAGATTGTACTTTGCAATTCATTCCAGACGGAACAAATACATAATTACCTGCTGCTTGGGCAAGAGTAAATGCGCTTGTATCATCAGTAATACCATCGCCTACAGCGCCAAAATCCATAACATTTGGGGTGCCTCCACGAATTTGTGTATAGTTAATCTGTTGTAGTGACATTACATTTTTCCTTATGGATGAGATGCAACATAAGCATCAAATTTAGTATTTAATTCTTGGATTGCTTTAATCATGGCTGGAATTAAAGGAGAAGCATCAATTTGCCAAGGTTTATCTATTGTGCCATCTTCCTTGTCTATGCCAGCAACCACACATTCAGGAGCATTATTATTTAGTTCTTGAGCAATTAAACCAAAGGCTGTTTTTTCTTGGTTTGTTTTCCAATCAAAACTGCGAACTTTTATATTAGCTAATTTAGCAAGACCTGAACCAGCATCAACAATGTTTTCTTTTAATCGTTGGTCTGATAAAGAAGTAAATAGTGTTACTGAACCTGTAGAAGTAATTTGACCTACAGCAGAACCATTGTAAATATAGTAACCAAAATACGCTGTTCCACTTGCAGAGGTAAATCTTCCTTCGTAGTTAGGGTTTCCAGCCGCAGAAACATCGGTAGAAATACCAGCTGGATAAGTTCCGCTTCCAGTAATTTCAAGCATTGCGGTTCTTACATTTGAAGTTCTATTTATTAAGAAGCTACCACTACCATTAAAACGACCATATTCATTACCGCCACCAGCAAAAGCAACTGAATTTGTAGCTGGTGTATAAACACCAGTATAAATACCACTAGCAGTATTATTTGCATTGGGTTGCCATCCTGAACTTGCAATAGCACCGCCTACGTTAAGGAGTGTTCCGCTATAGGTTAAATTTGTGCTAGATTGAAAAGCGCCTGCATTGTTTCCATAAGGAATATAACCAGCCGTAAGCGTTGTTAATCCTGTACCACCACCACCAACGGCTAATGCAGTTGTAGGCAATATTGCGCCAGCAATGTTTAAAGTACCGCTAGAAGGCATTATCTTATCTACTGTTTGGTCAAGATTCATTGACATTTAGCAGTCCTCTGCACCTTGATAATCAGCCATAGTTTTTAACACTTCATAGATGGCTGGAATAAAATCCATGCCTTTAGGTAGGTCGGCTAGATTAATGTAGTGTGCGTTCTCTTTTACAGTAGAAAGATTGCTATGCCTAGCTTCTTCGTTAAAGTAAATAGCGACTTGTACTTGGATGTTGTCTTTAGTGCCGTAGAAGTTAGTGATACGAGCGTATGCGTCAGGTGCTGGTACGCCAAATTGTGTTGCTACTGCGAGCTTGAGTGCCATGATTTTTCCTTGTTTTTTTGAAAAATTGAGTTTTACTGGGAAATGTTATATAAATCAATAAGTTACTTCGGTTGTATCTACCTTAACTACTGTTCTAATAGTTGTTCCTGCCGCACCAGTAAAAGTAAATTTAAGACCTCCGTTAGTGGTATCTGCACTAGCGACTAAAGTCCATGTGTTTGCTTGGGTATCTTGGGCAAGAACTGTAGTAGTGGGCGAACCTACAAGCCTTGTACCAGCCGCAGAAGAAGAACGCATAATTGCCCCTTCAATCTTCCAAGAAGATGTAAAGCTAGTGCCTGTTACTGTTCCAGCGACTGTTTGCGCTCCTGTTGTAGCGTTAGTGTAGGAAACAGAAGTCGTAGTGCAAGCCGTTACAATTTGTGTGCCGTTATAGCCTGTAGGTGTAACACCAGCGACCACAATAGATTGACCAACAATAAATGGGGCTACTGTTTGAGTTGCAAAAGTAATCGTAGCAGTACCAGCCGCACCCGCAGTAGCAGTAGTAGCTAAAACAAACTGGGCAGTAGAAATTCCAGTTGCTTTGTAAGTGTAAGCAGAGTTGTTAGGTAGGATTACTTGGTTTGTTGTTCCTGCGGCATTTGTATCTGAGACTAAAGCGGTTGCTGTTGCATCTGTTGTTTGTTTGCCTAATGTCAGCAAACCTATTTGTGATGAACCGAGCGTTGAAGATACTGCACCATTACACCCGCTATATGCAAAATTTCCAGCAATTCCTCTTGTAGTTGCCAAAATACCAAACGCAGTTGCTCCTATAGCATTTGCAGTATTGGAGAAACCGCCTAAAACGGAAGCATATTGACCTGCTGCAGTATTACTTAAACCACCTCCAATAAATGCAGATGTTCCAGAAGCAATGTTTGGGTAATTATTATTTGGCACAGGAGAATAAACTCCACCGCCACCTACAAAAGAGCCAACTCCTGATGCTGTATTTTGTCTACCACCACCAACAAAACTCCAATCGCCGGATGCCACATTTCGGTTTGCACTTGTTCCAGCATCACCACCACCACCGATAAAGCTATATGCTCCTGTTGCTTGGTTATTACCACCACCGACTACTACCCCATGAGGAGTGTAGAAAGATAGGGTTACACCAGCGGCAGTTGTAGCAGCTTGGCTGATTGTGAATGTATAAGCTGTGCCAGTAATCGTTGTTGATGCTACTGTCTGTGAAACCGATACAGTCCAAGAACTACCTGAACCACTAACAATATAAGTACCAGCAGTTACACCAGTACCAGTTAAAACCATACCAGCAATAATTGTGCCTGAAGCTAAAGTGCCGACTGTCAGCGTTGTTCCGCTAATAGTAGAAGTGTTCATTACTGCTGCAGTACCAGTAGTTACTGCGGATGTTGCGTAGGTGTAAGAAGCAACACCAGTACCAGTTATTAAAGCACCAACCCGAATGTTTGCGTTTGCTGAAGATAAATAAAGCGTTGTACCAGCGGTTACGGCTATGGTTGTTGTATTAGTTGTTACTGCACTTCCGCTAGTTCCAGAATTTGTAAAGCCACCGCCAATAAAATTGTAATATCCTGCCGCAGTATTTGATTGACCACCAACAATAGCAGGATAAGCTCCTAAAGAAGCAGTATTTGCACCGCCACCCAAAATAGAAGCATTTAACGCTGTTGCAATATTATTATTTCCACCAACAACAACAGATGCTTGTGTTCCAGTACTATTAGCCCAACCACCGCCAACAAAACCAGCAGTACCAGCCGCTGTGTTTCCAGCTGGTGAACCATAAGAACCACCTCCGCATAAGACAGAATAAGCACCACTAGCCACTTGAGAAGCCGCAGTTCTCACAGTCTGCCAATCAACCGCATTAGCACCCCTAGCGTTACCGCCTGTTGCTGTTGAATCAGTCTTTTGGGCTTGTAATGCTCCTGTTCCTAATGGAGATAGAACTAATGGTGTATTTGTACCACCAGTAGCTTGAATCATTGGGTAACTAGCATCACCTGTAATAGTTACATAAGTAGTAGAATTATTAGCTAATGTTGCTGTACCTGAACTTGTTAATGTAGTAAATGTTCCTGTAGAGGCAGTTGTAGCTCCCACAGTTCCATTTAATGCTCCAGCAAATCCTGTTGAAGTCAAAATGCCTGTGGATGGCACAAAACTAATCTTTGTAGAGCTTGTCGTTATCGGCAAATTGCCAGTAGTTGTTGAAACTAGCGTTGGATACCATGTTGCAACAGAACTTGTATTGTCAGTTACGGCTACGTTTGTAGCATTTGTGGCAGTTGTAGCTGTTGTTGCACTTGAAGCAGAACCGCTAATATTAACCGCTAAAGAAGTAATTGATCCGCTTGCAGCGTTTAAAAGAACAGCAGTAGTGCCAATATATAGCGTTGAATTGCCTAAAACTGCACTAGGAATTGTTCCTGATAAATTTCCAGCAGTCAAACTGGTTAGACTTGCGCCTGATCCGCTAAATCCTGTAGCTGTCAATACTCCAGTAGAAGGATTGTAT